GTCAGGCTTTTGGCGATCTTTTGCGGTAAGTTCTTTTCACCAAATCTTGTGGCTATGGCTCTGGCTGTCAGCTCAAACTTGCGGTAAACGGTGTCCACCTTGCCTTGTGCGTCCTCAGATATATAAATCTCAGCAATGTGGCGGCAGCTAAAGCGCAGACCATCATCGTTTCCAGCCTCGACAAACATGGCCGCCGTGCCGAACACCACCAGATCATAGTACAGCTCGTGGATTTCCTGCTGAAAGTTTGACCGATTGAAGGCCATATACATTTGGGCTGTTGTATCTTCCAGCCATTCATTGGCCGCATCATTGTCTTGCAGCTCCGGGTCACGATAGCGAAGGCTGAACCACGGCGACGATGCGCCTGTCAGCATGCCGTGAAGGCTGGCTGCCAGCAGCTCTACAGCGTGAATGGCGGTGCCGTCATAGATCAGCTCTGTGCGTTTGTCGCCCTGTGATCTTTTCTTTGTGATGTCCGCTTTGCGCGGCAGCATATAATCTGCCAGCTCTTGCCAGTGGCTTTCCCAGTTGCTGCGCTGCGAATGCAGTGTCTTTAGCCGGCGATCCAGCGCGGCAATCTCTTTGCGGATAGGTTCAGCCACTAATACATCCCCCCGCCCATTTTAGACTTTTTGGCTGGCTTGACGCCGGCAATTGTCCGGCCTTGGCTTCTGCCGGCCGACTTTTGCAGCAAGCGCTCCAGCGGGTTCACATTCATGGCGCCGCTGAGGTTCATTGGCTGCGGTGCAGACATGCCCATCTTGCCGGCCAAGTTTTTCTTGCCTTTAAAATTCATTGGATCAGCCCTGCCATTAGTGATCTTCGACGGGTCCGGGCTGGTGTCAGCAATCCACTAGGCCCAGTGGCTATTGTGGATTCGCGGCCCATCTTCGATTTCTTTTTAACATCAGCAGATGCATCACCAGTGCCCGGCCCTGACGGCGCATCAGGTAAATCTGGCAAATCCTTATTTACATCTGAGCCGTCCGGGTCTGGGTCGGGGTCGGTTATTGGATCAGTACCGCGCCCTGCCAGCCGTCCTGCCGGCTCATCATCGCTTTCTTTCTCAGCAACAAGGTTTGCAAATTCGCCGGTATATCCTGCAATCCTTCTGCCGGTGTACACCTTGGAGCCATCGATTGGCCCGTCATGCACAACGCCAACCACATTGCCGTTTTTATCTTTAATTGCCTGACCACCAGCCTGTAGCTGCTTGATGATCTGGTTGCGGGTAAACTCACCAACGCCAAGCATTGCAGCCGCCATGACAGACGGCGCACCGGACACGCTAGCCTTCGCTTTGTCGCTGCGGGCCTTGACGCTTCCGATGTCCACCATGCGGCTTAGATCATCTGGCGATGGTGCAGCAGGGGCTGGCGGCGGCGGCGTGTCGTCAGAGTCAATGTTGGCTGCGGCAGCAACACGGCTGCTAAAATCTGTCGGTGCAATGCTGCGCCCGCTGTCACGGCCGCGCTCACCAAACGACATCCCGTAATAACCTGATGGTCGTCTTGCCATATCCTATCCTCTACACTGCTGCCGCAAACGGGTCATAAGCCGTCACAGCGCGCTGCTGGGGTGGCCTCACATTGATGCGGCTTTCCTGTATGCCTATCGCCATGTACCGGAAGCAGTCGGCCGCATGTGACGACCAGTCGTGTACCGGCGTCAGGCGAAATGTTCTGCTTTTCTCATTATAGGCCCGGTGATACTGCCGCAGGGCTTCTAGCCCCTGCTTGCACTTGTCCCGGTCAAAATAGCATCTAGGGATCAGCATCTGCGCTGCATGGATGCCGTCATCCAACGGCAACTTAGGCAGCACCCGAAAGTTCAGCCCCAAATCCCACGCCATTTCGCGGCGGCTTTTCCCAGTACCAAGTTCACGAACCTCGATGTCGTGCGGCGCAAAATGATCGCCGTAAAGGTAACCCTTAGATTGTAGTACCTGACAGTAGTGCGGCAGACCTTCACCACGCGCTTCATAGTAATCGATGACATGGATGCCCTTTCCCGCCGACCCGCCGGTCTGTGCGAAAAAAATAGAAGTAGCGTCACCAACGCCCAAATCCCAAAATGTCTGCACCTTCATGGATGGGTCATACGGCACATTCGTGATCCGGCCCTCTTCCAGCGCCGCTTGCATCTCTTTGCCGTAAATGCTGCCGGGTACATTCGCCACCCAACTGCACTCAAATTCCTGTTCATACTGGTCAGGCGACATCATCGCCCGTGCAGCCTCTAGCTCTTCATCAGGCAGAATGCCTGTCTCGCTGGCCTTGTACACAGCAGCAACCCAGTCATCATGCCCGGCCGCCAGTTCATAGAAGTCATAGAACATGTTAGTGCCGCGCGGCGTTCCAACGAAGACACACCAGCCCTGACGGTCAGACAATGCCGGGCGCAATATCTCAGGGAACACGCTCTCAGGCATGTCCGCGACTTCATCCATGACGCATCCATCAAGGTAGATGCCCCTCAGACTATCGGGATTTTCAGCGCCTAGAAGGCTGATCCGCGAACCATTCGGCAGATCACACCGCAGCTCTGTCTCATGGAACCTGACGCCCGGTATCTTGCCGGCGAATTGCTTTAAATAATCCCATGCCACATTCTTCGCCTGACGATATGTCGGGGCCATGTACGCATAGCGGGGGCTGGGCTTGTCATTAAGGATCGCATCACGCAGCAGATGATTGACCGCCATGACCGTCTTGCCAAACCGGCGATGGCAGACAACCACGCCCCAGCGCTTTTCAGAGAGCTGATCATGCAGCTTCGCCTGTAACTGGCGGGGCGCATAGGGGATGACAATCTGCATGGATGTGAGGCTCCATAGTTCGGGAAGATTATTGTATATACAGGCGGCGGGTTGCGGCCGGAGGGTGGGGTCGCCGTATGGCCAAAATCCCAGACGAATCCTTGCCGGCGTTCCCCATTGATTCCCCACAGCGCGGGGCATGCCATGCTTTCCCTAGGAATTCTGCGGGACACAGAACCCCTGCACACATTACTCAGAATGGAGAGGCATGCCCGGTCAGCGCTCAGTCTGAGCGTTGCCTTGCGCGCGAAGCTAGGTCAAACAGGCAGCCGATATATAGGGACATTCCTATCCTTCCCCCTGCTCTGCCGTCACCTCATTGCCCTGCCAAGAAATGGTAATGCTCTGCTGAGCCGGCGCCTCTTCCTTCTTATCCCGCAATCCCCAAGGCTGTAGCTTGCCCATCGTAAACTTGAGCGTGTCCACCTCTAGCCTTCGACGCTGCACCTCTGCATTGATCATGCGAGGGTCGACATCGTCAGGCAGCGGAGCCATGGCAATGTCATTGATGTGATCGCTGTAATACTCAGCTTGCATTAACCGTCCCTTGCGATAAATCTCGTACAGCTCATCATCCTTCAACACTGCGCGCGTGACGGTCCTGTAGCTTGGCATGCCGTCTTCAGCCGTGATCTTGAGCAATGTTTCACCACTGCCAAGCCTGTCAGCTATCGTCTGCATCAGCGTCTTGTTGATTTTCCTGAGAGCCATCACACCGCCAAAGCTTGAGCCGGCAGTGCCCCGACCGCCTTTAACCAAGCCGAAGCTTGTCCCGCAGTTAGTGACACTGTCCGGCCCAAATAGTCGTTAGGGAGGAACATGAAACCGCCAGCAGCAGCCGATAGGCTGTGCAAGCTTACATCGAAGATACATGATTTGACGGCATTCGCAACCCCCTACATATCCTTATGCATATACCTTGACATCACATGTCATGCTCACTAACTTAGAGGTGTAAGGCATTCAACAGGGAGACAAAGCAATGATGGGTCCAGATTGGTATCACAGCATAGGCGACTGCATCGAATGGGAAGATGGCTCTATCGATGCTGTCTACACCAATGCAGCCACCAAGGAAGCTGAATTCAAGCCAGCTACGCCTCACCAGATAGAAATGTTTCGGCGGCACAAGGCATGGGTCAAAGCCGGCTGCCCGGCAGAAACAATCTCGCTGTCAAAAATCCTTGATGGCTCTTGGTAAGGTGGCGCGACATGACTGTCCTGCAAATCATCTTCGAAACCATTGTGCTGCTGGCGTTCTTCGCCAGCATGTACATCATCACCATCCTGCTGCATGCTATGGCAGGGACGCTTTAGGGAGCTTGCAATGAAGATCAGAATACCAGCAATGACTGTTGAGGTAGACGCAGAAGCATGGGCGCTGGAATACGGCGTAGATGCCAAAGAAGTGCGCGCTCATGTTGTGGAATACTTCACCAACGGGTTTCACCCACAGGGTCAAGTCGATCTGCTTGGCTTGGCGCCCAAGTCAAAAGAAGGTGACATTCGTTGGTTTGACTTCGACAAAGGAGCGTACACATGACACAGCCAAACATTGCACTGACCGATGAAGACATCGACCTGATGCACAACCTGATCCGCGCCTATCGGGCTGCTTACGCCTTCGAAGAAAAAGACGGCCCCGGCACGACGCATGGCGCACTGAAGCGCTTGGAGCGGAAGCTAGAAAAAGCTCTGGATCATCCAGACACTGAATTCGTGTAGTACAGCCTAGTCAGCACATCTCTGTAGTGCCTCTTCACAATGCGCGGATCGTTCAGCCCAAGAATGTGAGCCAGCTTGCTCCATCTTGGGCCTCTGTCCCTTCCCACAGCGCTGTGAGCCACTGCAAGCACAAGCCGCCTGTCTTCCTCATCCAGACCCATCACAAGCCTGTGTGCCCGATCCATGTCATCGATCTGTTCGCCAGTCGGCCGTAGCCTGACTTCCCCGATCTGGGTCCAACCATAGCCATGCCAATCCATTGGGTAGTCCGGCCAGCTAGCCACCTTCTGCTTGCGGATGGCGACAGGCAGCCGGCGCTCTGTCACTGCCATGCTGAGAAACAACTGGTGCAGCTCATCAATGCCCATGCTGTGTGGCCTCAATGTGTTGTTCTGCGGATATGATCCAATCCAAGAGCTGCGCCGAATCCATCTTGGAAACAGCTTTTAGTGTGTCGGTGTACCTGTCGGCTGACATCGTTGTCCTGATCCGGCGCAGGGCACGATCCTTGCGAAACATCAGTGGGTCAGACTTGGCTTTCTGCACAGCCCGGAA